CAAAATTGTCATTATACCGCCCAAATAAACAGAATGATTATAGATTCTTTGACCGAACCATATCGGAGCAATTACGTGTGGGTGGTACAGATTTATATATTCACAAGTATTTAGGTCCTACAAGTCAGGGGCCTAGTATAGATTATACACAACCTGAATATGAAACATTAAGTCCTACAAATATTCAGGATTTACTATTCTTAGAGAATAGAGATAGAACATATGACCCAAATGTTTATAGATTACGTGGTCATTATAATGTACAGAATTTAGACTTTGATTTAAGCCAATTTGGACTGTTTTTGAATAATGACATTATCTTTATTACTGTCCATTATAATGACATGATTGATATTGTGGGTAGAAAGTTAATGGTGGGTGACGTATTAGAATTACCGCACTTGTTAGATTATAACCCATTAAAAGAAACTATACCCACAGCATTAAAAAGATTCTATCAAATTACTGATGCTAATTTTGCATCCGAAGGATTTAGTCAAACATGGTTCCCACATTTATGGCGTATTAAGTGTGAACCATTAGTGGATAGTGAAGAATTTAGTCAAATATTACAAGAGCCTATTAATCAAGATAACTATTTAGGGTTATGGGATTCTACTAAAACATATCCACCTGGTTATATTATCAGTTACGGTGATAAGAATTATGAATCAATAACTGATGTTCCTGCAGGAGCTAATCCACCTGACCCAACATACTGGGTACTAAGTGACGAACAAAATCTAAAAGATATCTTGTCTGTATATAACAAAAATCTCGAAATCAATAACGCCGCGCTTGAAGAGGCTAAACGTCTATTACCTAAATCAGGATACGATACCAGTAACTTGTATATTGTACCTACATACGGTGAATATGAAAGCAACGGTGTATTGTCAGGCAAGTTAAATCAACCAGCACCACCGGTAAACGTAGTTACTAGCGCGGCTGCTGATGGAGCTCCGACACCTATTGTTGAGATTTACAGCAATACACAGTACGTAAATGATAGTCCATATTTACGTATTCCGGCAGCTACTGTTGCTACTATTTGGAATAAAATATTAGATTCTGCATTCCCTGGTATACCTTCTGCACAGACAAACATAACAACCTCACTGTCTGTTATGTCTATAGCACCGATGATGACTGACGGTGGTTCAGGTCCAGTGGTCGGTGAGACTGCGCTTTACATTGAAAATATGACTACTATCACAGGACCATATGGTACTGCTGATAATACATATGCAACTGCTGACCAAGATCCAGTTGCACCGGGCTTTACAGACCAAATAACACCTGTAATGGACTTTAGAGCAGATGCTGATCCTAGATTCCAGTTCATCGCACGTAGCAGCCCTCGCAGCTTTGGTTATACTGCAGGTTACTTAACTGGTGACGGTACTGCGCCAAATGGTTTCCCAAGTGGTGCAGGTATTGCATTCCCTCAAAACCCACAGGTGGGAGATTATTTCTTACGTATAGATTATTTCCCACAGTTATTGTTCCGTTGGGATGGTCAAATTTGGGTTAGAATCAGTGAAAATGTAAGAACTGACACTGGCTTCATAGATAATGACCAATCACAAACTGCTAGCTTCATAAATAACAGTAACGTTACTGTGTTGACTAACGGTACTACAACGACACAGAAACAAGCATTGTCTACTATATTGACAATAGCCCCTGATCCATTACCTCCGGTAGCATAAACACATGGCACAATTTTTCTACGACAATCAAATACGCAGATTCTTAATTCAGTTTGCAAAAATTTTTAGTAACTGGTATGTTACTAAAGGTAAAGATCCTGCAGGTAATGACATTCTTGTTCGTGTACCTATTATGTACGGTGACCAAAGCCGTCAAGCAGCAACAGTTATAGCTAACAACAGTGCAAGTAATTTGCCTTCTGCACCATTGATAACTTACTATATCAGCGGTTTAGAATATGACCAGCGTAGAACGCAGGACCCTACATATATAGATAGAATCAATGTTCGTCAAAGAACATTCAATAGTGATACGGGGCAATATGAAACAACACAAGGACAGGCATTTACAGTTGAACGACTAATGCCAGTACCCTATACATTGCGTATTACTGTAGACTTTTGGACAACAAACTATCAGCAAAAACTTGAACTTATTGAACAATTAGGAACATTGTTCAATCCTAGTATGGAAATTCAATCTACTGATAACTTCATTGATTGGACCTCATTGAGTGTTGTGTACCAGGATGGACTGACTTTTAGTAGCAGAACTATTCCTCAAGGTACGGCAAACCCTATTGACGTAATGACTTGGAAGTTTTACATGCCTATTTGGATTAGCAACGCTGCTAAACTTAAAAAGATGGGGGTTATCGAAAAGGTCATTTCAAGTATCTTCAAGGGCACAGCATTGCAAGATATACAGAATGAAGATTTATTGTTAGGTACTCGTCAAAAGATTACTCCATATGGATACAAACTGTTATTGATGGGGAATCGTTTACAATTATTACCCGCAGATAATGCACCTTTTGTCAGCAATATAGATTTGAACTATCCCAACCCACCCAATACTTCACTGTATTGGTCGAGTCTGTTGAACGTATATGGTACTATTAGACCTGGCATTAGTCAGATATGGTTACAGAATGAATTCATGGATACTGATATTGTGGGAACTATCGTACCTGACCCAACAGACGATAGATTATTAATATATGATATTGACCCTGACACATTACCGCAAAACACGTTGAGTCCGGTAGATAGTGTGGTCAACCCATTAATCTCTGGTCCAAATGCTGGGCTTCCTGATCCTGTTAATGGTGTGAGATATCTATTAGTAGAATCTATAGGCAGTGATGGTAATACTACTATAGCCTGGGGTGATTTAATTGCTAATGCAAACGACATTGTAGAATATAACTCAGATACTGGACAATGGTTTGTAAGTTTTGACAGTCAAAACACTACTACAGTAGAATACGTAACCAACTTAACCACAGGCATACAATATCGTTATACTCCCGACGGTGTTTGGATGAAGTCGTATGAAGGTTGGTATGGTCAAGGAGATTATTCTATTGTGATTTGACTCTGATAAATCATTATATGAATAACACATCCGCAGGAGTTTTCTTTTATAGCAAAAAGACTGACAGATATCTATATCTGTTACGTACCGACCACAAGAACCCCGGTAACTGGGGTATACCCGGTGGAAAAATAGAAAACGATGAGACACTGATTGAAGGTGTCGAGCGTGAGTGTATGGAAGAAATTGGATACTTTCCGAAAAAAGCTAAATTAGTACCCATTCAAAAGTTTGTGAATCATTCATTCACGTACCATACATTTTTCTGTGAAGTTGATAAAGAATTTACCCCAGTACTAAATGATGAACATTGTGGGTATGCATGGGTAGGTGACAATCAATATCCCAAACCATTACATCCAGGATTGTTTAATACTGTCAACTTTGATGTTGTGCAAGAAAAATTAAAGACACTAACAGAAAAGGACTCGTAAGAGTCCTTTTTAGTTACTTGAGCAATTTGCCCAATGTGTCGAATCCTAACGATCCGATGACTATACCTGCCCCCATCATCATCCATCGCCATTTCTCTAGTGCAGAAATTTTGTCAGACATTGCTTTGTGAGCAGTAGAGCTAGCATCCTTCATGTCCTTTAAAAGAGCATGAGTGTCTAAAGCATTTTTATCAATGTTAGCATTAAGTTCTTTTATGTCAGATTTAATCTCAGCTACATCGGCTTCAATATTTTTGACTTGAACCTGTAACACTGCTACTTCAGTTTCCGTCTTAGGCATTTTTATAGTCTTGGTTGGCGGCATAATTATGCGTTGTTAATAGTCACGATTGGGTATGGTTGGCCACCGTATGTATTAGCATCATATGCAGTATTGAATGTTGCAAATACAGGGCTAGAGTTATTGATGTTATCTGTTCCTGTAGCAGTTACACCTGATGTTGCAGTGAACAACTCACCAGTGTGGTCGCTCAAAGACTGTACATTATCAGTAGATGTGTTTGCATATGTAGCAACAATAGACATTGTACCAGGGTACAAATCAGCATTAGCTAAGTTAGCAGTAAAGCAAGCACCAACTAAACCAGTTGTTAAACCTTGAACAAGATACTTTTGCTTACCTTTTTGACGGACAATGAAACCGGCTTCGTTATCAGCAAATACGAAACTTGTATTCTTTGCATTTGCTGCGCTATTTGCTGCAAAAGTGGCAAACGTTGCGTTAGCATTAGCAATGTCAGTAATGTAGCCTAAGAATGTACCATCTGCAGCGGATATCGCAGAACCGTCGCTCAATGTATTGGCAAAGTCTGTTCCTACACCGACGATGTTAGGGCTATCATCGGTAACAGTAATTGTACCGACACCGTTTTGTGAAATAGCAACTTGTGCTAGAACTTGAGGACCGATGATAGCTGTGTCACCACCGACTACACTGTATGTATTAGCGTTTGTTGCAGGGAAACCTGCTCCACTTAGTGGGTTATTAAAGTATGCATCAACAACACCAACAGAAGCTGCAACGGTGCCACCTGTAGTATCAGATAGTGTTACTGCTGTACGTGTTGTGTTAGCACTCAAGTCAGTAGCAGATGCTGTAAAGTTATTATCATCTAGGATTTCTAAAACCCAATATGTCGTGTTAGCTGTTAGGCCACCTACGCTAGATGCAGCAACGAAAGGCATACCTGCGATAATACCTGCTGTTGATAAACTTTGTGATACTGTAACTGCGCCTGTTGCTGCTGTTGTATCTGTGATTGTTAAGACTGCTTGAGCCTTAGCTATTTTTAAAGGACGTCCCATTTGTTTTCTCCTTGATTTATGTGTGGGTTCTATTCCACTACGCGGCGGGGACCGCATAAACTCTCAGAATTAAGAGCGTACAGTATATTTATCTGAAGTGGGTAATTATTCAGTACCTGTCTCTGGGTGTGGGGCACCCAATCCTGTGATTGAAAAATGTCCCTGAGTCCCCGCAATTACTTGTATAAACGCAATATAATTACCCTGCCCTACTGTGAAATTGTTGTCTACTGTATTTGCAGGTATAATTTCACCAGTGGACAGGGACACTGTTACGTTAGCGTCCCCCACTGCAATTGCGATAGGTGTTGTAGTTGCAATACGTACCTTGTCGGTCGTGCTTGCTGATGTTATTTGACTAGTTCCGTTTGCTATATATGTTGTTGATGCCATTTTATTATAATCTTCCTACTGCTATTTCTATGATGCCCTCGACGCCTTCGAAGTTTTCAATTGCCTTACCGATAACCATACCGATTTGTGCGTTATTCCATGGTCTTGCAAATCCATTACCCGCAGATACCATGATATCACCTTTGCGAACCTTACCGCGAACTTTGCACGGTACACGCCCTTGTAGAGCAATCGCTACTGCAATTCCTTGACATTTTGTATTCATTGCATAAGCTGGATCAGTAGATACTACCCCTGCAACTCTTGTTGTTCCATCTTCAGCAATGGTGACTTCTTTCTCGCCGCCGAACTCAAGTACAGTACCGGGTTCATAATGCTGGTCTGCTTCATAATATTCTGCCAAGTCAGCGTATGTTGCAGAGAGTCTTGAGCCGGATGATAGTGACCAGTTACCAGTAATAGTGCCCGCTGTTGTATTTGCACCTGTAGTAAGTGCAGTTGCTCCTACAGTACCAGTAAATGTAGGTAAGTAATTTGCTACATTACTATTGCTGTATGCACCTGCAAAACTAATTGCAACGCCGTTAGCATAATAGTAATTGTCTGTTTTAATACCCAATACAGTCGCATTACCACTAGCACTAACTACACCGCCTGTAACTAAATTGCCTGCAGTAACATTACCGGTAGCTGTGATTAAGCCAGCAGTACCGATATTACCAATGTTTGCATTACCAGAAACACTTAATGATGCTAACGTACCTGTACTTGTAATATTAGGTTGTGCCGCAGTATATACCGTACCCGCAACTAATGCGTTGCCTACTTGGCCACTTACGTTTGCACCTGCTACACTATTAGCTGTAGTTGCATATGCTACAGCCCCAGTCACATTAGCACCTGTGATGCTTGACAATGAGGAGCCATTACCACTTACATTTGTGAATACGCCGTTAGTTGCTCCAATGTTTCCTACGTTAGCATTACCTGATACACTCAAAGTTGAAAGTATACCAACAGAAGTTAGACTTGAAGATGTGACATTTGATGATAATGTAGTGCCTGTTAAGTTAGCAGCAGGGGTGCTAACGGCTGATACACTAGTTAGTTGGCTACCATTTCCGATAAAATAACTTGCAGAAACGTTTCCAGTAGCACTGATGTTACCGGTATACAGTGCATTGCTTAGTCTAACTCCTAAAGAGTTTGATGTTACTGTCTGAGTACCTAATTTAATACTTGTACCAGATAGGTATAAATCCCTAAATGCATTAGTCGCACTTCCCAAATCGTATGTAACGTTTGCTGTTGGAAGTACGTTACCTGTTACGTTTATGTTACCCACGTTTGCGTTACCGCTTACGCTTAAACTCGCTAGTGTACCAGTTGCTGTAATGTTAGGTTGTGCGGAAGTTGTCAATACTCCTGCAAAGAAGTTTGCAGTTACTAGATTACCACCATTGATATTGCTAGTTACTAGGTTTCCGTTAAGCGTTACTAAATTTCCACCGGTGATAGTAAAATTTGCAGATCCGTCAAGAACACCTGAATTGTTAAACTGTATGGTGTTAACTGAACCGCCTGCATTACTTGACCCAGATCCACTTAGTAGAGCAGTAGCAATACCCGAGTTAGCTGTGTATGTTCCTAAATTAGTACCGTTCAACCCAGTAGTCAAACCTGAATCAGTATATAATTCTACGTTGCCTGACGTTGGGAAATCAACTGCAACTTTAACATAAAAGGTTTGACCGTTAACGATTGAGTTAGCATTGGCCGCATTTGCACCACTTATTGTTATTGCCAATCCATTTACGTAAGGAGTAGTGTTTGCTACTGTCATTACTACAGGGTTAGAGTTTGATAACCCGTTGATTGTAGTACGTAATGTACCTTTGCTAGTCCATGTTACATTGCCGATACCGTCTGTTTCTAGTACGTAGCCAGTAGCTCCGCCTTGAATAGAAATGTTAGAAGCATCTCCTAGTTGTAGTTTAGCGTTGCCCAATTGGCTAGCATTACCAGTCCAGTTCTCCCATGTATTAGTTAATGCAACATAAGTCAGTGTTTGTCCATTAGTAGCTCCATTGATGTTGAAGTTTCCACCATCAGAACCGGAAATCTGGCTAAAACTGATATTAGAATAGGAAGTCAGTACTTCAATATTTTCATTGGGGGCAGTTTTACCAATAAACAAACGTTTAGCGTCTGTAGCCCAACCAAACTGAGCCTCGTCAAGTTGTGGTAAATCTACAAGGTTACCTGAACGTTGCTGAATTTTCGAAATTTGTATAATGGCCATAAGTGTAATTCTTTACAGATTTACACTTATTTATCTTAAACCATCACAAGAACTGTGTGTAGTACTGTTCTACTCGTTTGAACCATTTGTCGGTCCAAGTATCAAATTCATTGCCCTCTACGATGAATTCTTGATAGATATTGTCTGCGGTACACATAAAAATGACACCTTTGCGGATATTTGTCCCGTGTACTTCATTGTGTGCATTGGCGTATGCTGCTAACTGTAGGAAATAGTCTTCAATCCACTCACGCTTTTTCAGCTTGTTGGACTGCTTGTGATCCATGATAGCAGGGCTACCGTCGTGTACACCAACCAAATCAGTTGTTCCGGCATATACTTTAGGAAAATAGAGAGGAACTTCTGTTCCCCAATATTCATTGCATTTACTGAGTCCTTGATAAATGATGGATGTTGCCATCTTATGGCTTTGGATGCTGTATGGATTGCTTCCGGGCTCACCTATAACTCCTGTCTTAATATAATCTTCAAGCCACTTGTGCATTCTTGTACCGCGGCCCGCAGCTTCTGTGGTTATTTCTTGCGCTTTCTGAACGCCTACACGTTTTTTCCATTCTTGCAATGCTTTCTTAGCTTCTTCGGGCTTAGTTGCATCTAAGATTGTAGTTACTGAAGGTAGTTTCTCGCCATCAGGGGTAGCGTATTTTCGTTTGCCATCTATTGTTTCCCTGTATAGAGGTTCGTAGTTAAACTTTTGTGTTATCATAAGCTATTATGACATAATCATTAAAATATAGATACTGCTTTGGTCATACATGAGAGTCCCTGGGCATGGGATGAATTTTATTAGTGAAGCCCAAACAGACACTTGATTTATTATTCAACCACAATTCTATGATTTTCAAATCCTTCGAATCTATTTTTGACAAAATTTCTCTATGTATTGCGGCAACTTTTATAGTAGGATCAGTGGTCATAGAAAAGAGTTCTGTAGCTAAATTTAAATTTTCACTAAGCCATACTGTTTTGCTCTTAATAAAAGGTATATCTAAAAATTTAGCAATTTCATCTTCTACAAAAAAAGAATAAAAAATACCCTCTGATGCAGGGGCGCCTCTGTATTCAGGATAGAAAAGATTGTATCCCAGTTCTCCTATCTTGCACTTATTAACTAATGGTTCTCGTTTAACCTTAAAGGGAGTATAAGGACCTATGCAATATTCAATCTCTTTACCAAATAAGTTTACATAGTTTTTATAAGTACCTACGAATGCACTCAGTTGTCCGAATCTTGAGTAAGTTCCACTGCCAATAGTATTTTCCCATTCATGTAGGTCTGTCGGTTTTATAAAAAAATTCTTCGAATCTAACAACAAATAATCATCGTCATATTCGTATGCTAGCAACATTTTTTGTAGCTGTTGCGTTCTCCATCCGTTACTTACACTATCTACTTCTCCGTAGTGATCCCTAGTTCCAATCGAAGTGGCAGGATAAGAGTACTCGATTCTACCCCTAATGACTAGCTCATGGTTTTTATAATATGGAGATAGCCATCTATTCCAAAATTCTAAATCAGGGTGTGATTCATTTACAATGATTATATGTTTGCACGGATTGAGGAAACGTTCGATGCTTTCTGCTTGTAAAAGCATTTGTTGAAAATCCCTGTTGCAAGTGACTGTTGCAAGATACATTAAACTCTAAAACTTTCGCCACAACCACAACGGTCACGTTCATTGGGGTTACTGAATTCGAATCCTTCGTTCAACCCGTTACGAACAAAATCAATGGTCATGCCTTTAACGTATGGACAACTTTTAGGATCAACAAACAAAGCACATCCGTTACAGTCTACTTTTATGTCTGTGTCGTTTGGTTGGTCTACGTATTCAAGAACGTATGCTAATCCGGAACATCCAGTGGTCTTCACTCCTATTCGTATGCCCAAGCCTTTGCCGCGCTTAGTAAGAGTCTGTTGAACTTTCTTTATAGCTTTTTCGGTAAGAGTTATCATATGCTTATTTATAGGTTCCACTTAGTCTTGATAATATCATAAAATGCAGATGCAATAATTTTTTGACCATTAGTAGTAGTATGATATCCCGGATCGTTGGGACCATATGGATGTTCTGGGGTAGAGCCTTCCGGCGGGTTGGTAATGAATACACGATGAGGATTATACTCAATATTATCTAACATGTATTTTTCATCAATAACATTGAATAATGCTTTTTGCATATCTTCAAGTCTTGGCCACATTGAATAGCCTGGATTAATTAAAAATGGTATGTTGTTTGCTTGCAATTGAACTAAACCATCACGAATTATCCATTCATCCATCTGTCTTTTCCATGCACCATCATACATATAATTAATATACATCTCTATTGCTGTACGAACCTCTTGGGGCACAGATTGATTAGGTCTATAAGGATGAACCCAATCTTCAGCCAGTGAATGCATTGTTTCTGATATCATTCTAGAGTGATTATGACCGTAATTTATATTCTCTAATCCTGCGCCTTTATTATATGATTTTCCATCGTCAGTATTAATATCAAACATTGTAGGTTGCAATAACCTATCCATAAATTTATATGATAACTTGCTAAAGTCAATTTTAAATTTTTCTTTGATAAAATTTGGAATTTCTATTCTATCATAAGATGTAGGTGTGATAATGGCAAAATCAGGTCTCTGCCTGATTACTTCGTCTATTTGAATTCTTATGGCGCCGTTACTACAGCCTTGCCGCGCTATATTTTGTAGTTCCCAGCCTAATTTATTTGCTAGGACCTCGCTCCATGATGTATTTTTATATTCTTCTCTATGACTGACTGCACTATAACTGCAGCCACATACCATAAGTTTTTTCATTATTTCATTGCTTTTTTAGCCATCTGCTTAACAACATTTTTCTTTTCATCAGGCTTTTCTTCACCTGCTTCTTGCTGCCCCTTAAACACTACATTATCCCCTTGAATGTTTGTAATGTATTTGTTTAGTGGGGGCTGCTTAATCATGTTGTACAAATCGCTTTTGTCAATAATGATATCATTATCTTTGTAATAATGCAATAGGTCGTCTACTGTCCAGTCTGGTTTGGTTTTGCCTCTTTCTATCTCATGCATAAGCTGGTTGGTACTAGCAACCAGACTTACTAATAGAGGGTTGGCATCAAACTCAAACAGTCTCATATTAACGCTTTGCGCGACCTACAGAACCAAGTTCAGGTTCTTCTTCGTCACCCATGTTTAGGTCGACTTCTTCTTCGCCACCATCGGGCAATTCTTCTGTTGCGCTTAGGTCAGCAAATTCTTCTTCGCCGCCCATATCAGCACCCATGTCACCACCCATATCGGCACCACCGTCAAATGCGCCCATATCACCTTGACCAGTGATACCATTGACTGCATTCTTCATTGTAGTTTGGCTTTGTGTTAGTGCTGCTTGTAATGAAGTCAATGCTTCGCTAGCTTGCTGTTGGAATTGCTGGCTTTCATTAACACCAATTTCAGACTGAACAGAATCTACTAGTGCAGGTAGTTCTTTAACAATCATGTCAGAAACTTGTTCGACCATCTTTTGAATAGAATCGACCATGTCCTGTGCTGCAAGAATAGTCTGAGACTTTTCAACTTCTTCGTTCTCTGTAACGATACGAGGACGGTTTGCACTTAATTGAGCAAATTGCTTGCTTAGTGCTTGCTCCATGAACACTAGTTTCATGTATGCTGAATTATCTTTGTAGTAGTCGTTGCTTGCTTTTGATTCGCTCATTAAACCGCGAACCTTACTTAGCATGTTACGCACTTGTGCGTAGGACATTCTAGTAACATCGATGGATTTACCATAGTGTTCTTTTAATGCTCGTTGAGCAGCTTCTACTGGCTTTTTGTCAAAATCTGTTAATTTCATAGTTGTGGGTCCTAAGACTAATATATATTATTTATCACTTTTGGCTTTAATATTCGGATTTCGCTTTGAACTTTTGCTGCTGCCAAAAGTCTGATTCTGCGATGTAATCCTCTAACTCACTAGACATTTGGCTTCTTTTGAGCTTTTCTTCATTCAATTTAGCCAAATAAATCAACTTGTCATCGGTTGTTTTAGCCCGTTGAAACAAGTTGTTATGCACTTGAATTTGTGCTTCTTCATTAGAAATATTTCTATCTAGTGTGATTACTCTGTTAGCTGCAATGTATCTGCCGCGTAAATCGTATATACACCAGCAAATTGCGTTACGCATACTGAAAAAAGAGTGTACGACTTCCCCGTTTAATTCCGTCACTTCTACATTGTTCTTTGACTTTTTATGTATAAAATATTTTCCAAACACTGAATAGTAATTTTTTGAAATCTCAAAAATAGAAATTGATTCTATATCTTTACGTTCTTTATAGGAAATTATCCTAGTTAGCTTTCTTTCAATTTCGGTTTCAGTTATCATCTTCTATCACCTTAAAATAGATATTTCTTAATTCGTCAGTGGAATCTAAGAATGCAGGGAGTTTATCCCAAACCGTATCTGTTTTTATCATCGGTACTTGGTCGCAATCAGCATACAAATAACCCAACTCAGTTATCCCATCGTAAAATACGCTAGGGTGTTGCACTGTAAAAGTAAATGACCAGCAGTTGTGTTCTTCTTCACCTTCTTGTTCAAACAAGAAGCCAAATTTATCAAACTCATTGAATTTGATTTTAGACAGTTTGGGTGTTGTGATATCTTCGGGTTGAGAACGTAGTGAGATGACTTGCAGTATAGTGTCAAAATTACATTGCGTGTTTCTTTTGTATAGCCATGTTTGAGGATCGTCCTCAGGTCCGGGTTTGCTTCTATTCAATATTCCGGTCTGAGTAATGTCAAACAACGTATAACAACACAATTTAAAACTCATATCTATATTTAGAGGCAAAAAAAATCCGAGAATAAATCTCGGATTCCTTTGTTGATAAA